TTCCTTTTGCTTTTCGCCCCGCTGCACTTCCAGCGTTTGCGAGATAAATTATTCGGCGTGTTGGGATCGTTCTGCTTTTTCTTTGACAGACCCTTTTTGATGCCCAGTGATCGAGCACAGTAGCTGTCACCCTTGCTGGTGCCTGGCTTGACGCGAGCGCCCCCAGACTTTGCTTTACCGGCCTGGCCATACGACACCTTTTTACCGCTTGCGGTGACCTTTACCCTAGCCTTACCCGTTGCTGGCTTTGCCATAAAAACTCCATAAAAAAAGGCATCCCCCGTGCACAGAGGATGCCTTCGTTTTACTGCTTACTCTTACGAGGTAGTCAAGTCACAGATAATGCCTGACGCTGCTTCGTTCTTAGAAACAAGAGTCAGTTCTGTTACTACCTGACGAGTGGTGTTATCGCCGTTCTTAGCCAACTCAACATTCTTAGTTGGACGCAGAACTGCAACATTCCACATATCGTTCTGGCAGATAAACACGTCACGGCCACGGATCAAGCGGCTTGGCTGGAACTCAACCGTGCCCCAAGGCGTAACATAAACGTCAAGTGACTTAATGACCTTGCTGTCACCGGCCTGTACAGTTGAACGCTGGTTGTTGTTACCAGTAAAGCCCAGGGCTACGTTCATCTGGAAAGGAGACAGGTAGACAGTGTCAGGTGAGCCACCGGCTGTCCAGATGCTCTCCATGGTGTCGTCAAACATCGCCTGAGTCAGAGCACGAGGAGTGCCGTCATCGGTACGAGCGTCAGAACCGTCACCAGTAGGAGCAGCGCCGCTGTTGCCAGAGGCAAAGCTGTCGTTAGTAGTCATCCAAGTTGGAACACCGGCTAACTCACGAGCAGTAGTGGCGTTACCAGCTACCTTAGCGTTGTTAGCGAACAGGCTTAATTCTATATCGAGCTTCTGTTCCTTAGCGACCTTAATGACTTGGTAGGCCATTTCTGAAGCCTTTCCTGCCTTGTTCAGACCAGCGTCTGTGTCAGGAACTACAACCGCGTTCTTAAAGATTTGCGTGTAGTTACCCAGGCGGGTAGTTGCTGTGCGAGCTTCTGCCGCAGTAGCGTCGCCTTCGATATGGGCGTTAGCACCCGCAGCGCGCAGCGCATCTGTCTGATGCTCGTGGAAGGTGTTGGTTGCTTTGGTCTTCTTACATGCTGAGTAAAAAGGAGTCTCTTCTGGGCTCACTGATTCAATAACACCAGAGAGGTCTTCGCGGATGGAATTAGCCCCATCATAGCTGTCAAAAGTATTGCTTGGCTGTGCCATTTTAAATTACCTCAAGTCTTAGTTTAGTTGCCCAATATCAACGCTACTGCGTCGTCAATTGAGCCTGATTTTTTCAGTCGGCTTTGCTTGTTCCGAAGCTCTTTCTGCGAGGAACTGGCCTTTTTACTACCGGCTTTTAGTGGTTGCGTTCTCTTTTTCTGAGTCGCCTTTTCCACGGCCTTAGACTTGCCTGCTACGATCTCTCGATACTTTCTAGCATCTTCCAGAACTCGGATAGCCCGGTGATCGACAATCGCTGATATTTCTTCAGGCGAATAGCCGTACTCATTGCCAGCAGAGAGAATCTGCTCCTTCATAGCCTTCCCCTTAGACGGGTCTTTGAGGTCTGGCATGATCTCTAGGAGCTTGGACATCTCTTGGTTGCGATGAGCCTCAAGGGCTAAGTTCTGCGCGTGTAGCTGGTCGTTTTGGACCTGTTGGAATTGCGCCATCTCATTTTGGTAGGCCGCCATGCCTTGCTCGTACCGCGCATTTTGCTCGACATACCCGATTGGATCGGTGTCTAACAAAGCGATGTCTGGCTTGACAGGCTGGCGAGTTACGCCGCCATCTTGTAGTCGGTTGTATAGCTCAGCAACTTGCTGACGAGATTCTAAAAGGGCGTTATAAACTTCCTCAGTCTGCTTTCGCGCCTGGGCGTTTTCTTGCATCCCTTTTTGGACAAACTTCTGACCTGAATAACCTTGCTTGAGCTCATCGAGACTTACAGACTTTTCCTCACCGTCAATCTTGACAGTGAAAGCCTGGGTCTCAGAAGCGGCATCGTCTTCTGTGTCGTCTGTGTCCTCGGTTATGTCGTCATCTTCTTCGTGATGTTCTTCGTGCTCTTCTTCGTGCTCCTCTACCTCAGTCTCTTCGGCTTCAGGTTCGGCAGGCGCTACCTGCTCCTCCTCGGCTTCTGTTTCTTCGATTTCGGTTGGCTGGAGAAGTGCTTCTGCGGCAGATTCGATGCTGCCGTCCATCATGTTTTCAGTCGTTTCCACGGTGCTGATTTCCTTTTGTCATCGACAAGATCGGCCATCTTAATGGAGTTGATCTTGGTCTCGATTGTGTTGAGCGCATCAATCAGATTGCGCGCCCGGTGAATCGCCTCGTCATCACGAGACTGCTCCAGAAAGACGCTAACTGCGTCATCTCTGACATCTTGTAGAAGCTCTAGAAATACATCATCAGCCGCTAGGCGGGTGTATCTCTGAGCCTTTTCTTTATTGTTCAAAATCTACCGCCGGTGACTGCTTGTACCGGGGTGTCTTGGGGATATCTGGGAAGTGCCTGGGCTTGTTTCACGCCAGCAACATCGACATTGGTCTGGTACTTGCCGAGAATCTCTGCTGCCTTAACCAGTAGGTCTTGGTCCATCTGATCGCGCTCTCTGTCGTCCTGAGCGATAGCCTTCTGTGCGTCAATCTGCAACTTAGCCATGTCTGTCTGCGACTTAGCCTGTGCCTTTAGCTGCTCTGCCTGCAGATAGGCCGTTGCCTGGTCCATTGGCTGCTCACCTTGCTGCTGTTGCGCCTGCTCTTGCATCATCATTTCCTGGTCGGTGCTCATTGGCTTGAAGTATCTGTCAATGTTTCTCAGGCCGCCCAGGGCCAACATATCGGCCAGGGTGTTTCTGATTTCGGTCATGCCTACAAGGCCGTTGCCAACACCGTAGTTGGTGAATATCTGCACCTGCATATCAAGGGCCTGCTGGAGTGCCGCAAGACGCTCGCCCTCTCTGCCAGTGCCAAGACCGACGTTACAGGTCACGTCCATTTCCTTGTTCCAAGAGCGAGGATCAACGGGCATGTAGTCGTTGCCTGCGATGGCCATCATCTCGACCTTGTCACAGTTCTCAATGGTCAGCTTGAGCATTAACTTAAATAGCTGAGTGACACCGCCCTCTGCCAAGTTACGCGCCATGACCTCAATCTGAGAGGCAGCGCCCTGGACCGTGGCATTAACAGCCGTCGCTGTCGTGTTCTGGAGTGCGTTAGGGTCGAGGCCAGATGAGGCCGCCGATACACCTGTCTTTTGATCGATCTGAGCGTCGAAATACTCAACTGCGGACAGTGTCTGCCCGGCGACAAAGGGGACCGTCAGGGGCGTTACAGAGCCTCCTGCCTTAACCCTGACCACGCCGCCGATCTCGTTGTTTAGGAAGTCATCAATGTTGACCATGCCCTCGACCAGCTCGGTGCGAGGATTGTTGGTTAGTGCCACGTTATCAAGGACACCTCGGAGCATTGCTGTTGCTGCGTCCTGCTCCGAAAAGAGTATATCTGCAAGCGAGTTTCCGACCCATGAATGTGGCTCTGGATCATGTTGAAACATGGCAAACGGAACGTCACCCCAGGGCTCGTAGTCGAGCAGTTCATCGCTACCGCCGCCCAGTAAAATCTTGTGCATCGATGGTACGCCAGTGCCATCAACGTCAATCTTCATATAGACCTCTGACACAATGACCATCCGCATTGACGGATCAAGCACCTGCTCGTCATCGTCAAAGCTGAAGTTCTGACGCTCGAACTTTTCTTCGTCTTGGAAGTTATCGGTATCGTGCCCAGTCAACTCAGAGACAACGTCAAAGTCGTAGCCCATCGCCACCAGATCACCTACACGGACCTCGCGCTTGTGCACCACCGCGTAGGCATCTTCTAGGTTGGTTGCCTCAGACGAGATAAAGAACTCTTCCGGCGGCAGGCTCTCAATGACCAAGTCACCGTACTCTTCTGTCAGAGAGACCTTCACATCGTGCGTGATGCGCTCCATCTCCATGCCCATCTCGTCGATCACCATCTCGATGTTTTCAGAGTGCTCAATGACCTCGACGCGGGGATCATTTACGATCAGGCTAAACTCTTCTGGGGGTAGATCTTGGTGGTCGTAGGTCTCGCTTTTCTTCTCCACGTTCCAGTAGCACTTGACGACACCACACTTCTTTAGCAATGAGTCGCTAAACACATCGGACAAAACCTGGTAGCCACCCAGCGTATTGAACTTGTAGTTCACATACTTAGTGGCCTGTTCTGCAAACTGGCTATCTTCTGGACCCATCGGGGCAAACTCAACGGGCTTGTCAGTCGATAGGAACACACGCATTAGGCTCGGCTTAATCGCACGAATCTTGTCGCGTATCTTGGTCGATACTACCCGGCTCCTGCCCTCTTCCTCACCGATATCAACCTGGCCATCGTAATAGCGCTGCGCTTTAAGCCGGCCCTCGACAATCTCAGAGTTAACAAAATCCTCTGCGTTATCCACCGCATCCGCTGCTATCGACTTAATGTCATCTTCTGTCAGTTTTTTCAGTTCCATATTTATTTTTTCCACGAGAAAAACCGCCAGTTAAGGCGGTGCAGTGATTAGGGAGTAATTAGTTGTAGAGTGCTTCTAAGGGGTCAGACTCAATGACCTGCTGTCTAGCACCTTGCGTAATACCGCGAGCAGCGCCGGACTTGATGGTTTCATAGGTCTTGCTGATAAATGCAGCCTGGGGCGTTGACAGTTTGGCTCCTTGCCGCGCCCTATCCAGCAACTGCAATGCAGCCTCTGCCTCTTTGCCTCGCGCCTGCGTCAATACAGTTGCAACCTCTGAGAGAACGTCATCCGTTCTTCCGGCAATAGCCTCTGGCGTTTGCTGCGTTATCGCTTGGATGATTTGTTTTGGTGCGAGCTGTACGTCGCCTCGTGCAACGGTGCCCAAAATGCCGGGACTCATAAGATCATCGAGCATACCCTTTAGCTGAATACGCATGGCGGTTGCTGAGTTAGCGCCGAGACTATTAAGCAACTGCAGGCCCGACTGAACCTCGTCTAGTTTTGTGAATAACGTCTGTGCTTCCGCATCGCCAAGTATTAATCGCAGTTTGTTTCTGCTTGAGTCAGAGGACAAGATGCGCAGTAATTTGCGAGATTCCTCGGCGGTTGCGCCTGCCTTGTCATCTCCTACTGAACCGATATTTTTGCGCGTTTGATCAAGAATCTCTTCGATCTGATTGCGCGCCCCCAGCCTAAGTGCGTCCATCTCAACATCTGATGCATTTTTGACTGCATTTTTTAACTGGTCTAGCTTTACATTGTCCTGTAAGAACTTAGCGCCCATTTGCATGACTTCGGTTTCTACAATCTTTGCCTGACCAAGCTGCAATGCCTTTCCGTATTTTGGTACGGCCTCAACACCAGCGTCCCTTAACTGCTCAGAAAACTTTTTATACCCGATGTCGCCAGTGCGATCATATGTTGCTTGCAGCGCCTGTTTCAGATAATCCAACTGAATCATGTTAGGCATCTGCTTTATCTTAAACGTGCCGTCAGCTAACTCTTCAGCAAGAAACTGCATATTCTTTTTGCCGTCAGCCGCCATATTTAAGTTTGCGCTTTGTATGGCCGCTCTAAACTCACGCGGAGCATTACGGGCTAGATCGTCTATTATGCTCTCAATTCTAATACCCGCGCCTGATGCATAGTCAATCGGCTGCGCGTAGGCTTCGTTGTAGGCCTTTTCTCTGCCACCTGCCGTGCGAGAAGCCACAGCATCAACTGCGGTCTGCATGCCCTCTGGTGGCTCGCCTAATACCTCATCCATAGTCGGTCTTAGCTCGTCTGCTTGGCTAGCAGCCCTGGTCTCAGCGGCATCGCCAATTATCCTACCTGCGTTGGGTGTGCCCGATGCCTGTATCGCGTCACCTAGCTGTGCAATCGACTTGTCTGCATCGATGATCATTCCCTGATCGCCAGCCCTGCGCAAGTTAGCGGTCATTTGCCGGAGGTCCATACCCTGGGCAATCATGGTGTATATGATGTTGGCAGCGCCCTGTGAAATGTTAAGCTGCTCAGATAGCTTTTTAATGGCATTGCCCTTTCGGGTAAAGTTCCCAAATAACTCAGTTCCATAGCGAGAAACTGTCGGTCCAACTGCATCTATAGCTTTTTCAAATCCGCGGCCAATGACACCTCCGTATATTGCGCCCTTGGCAGTATCTGTAGCGGCACCTGCAACATCACCCTCCATTAGGTCGGCTTCAGATTCGCCTAAACCCGCTCTAGCACCCTGAAGTGCATTGCGTTGAAAGGCTTTCATTGGCGATTCAATAACTGCCCGTGGGTTGCGCGAGGCAAAGGCTGTAATAATGCCCTGCGTTAGCGCGCCCAGCATCTCGGCAGTAAAGGCTTTGCCTGGATTGACTTGCTTATAAATGTTTAAGTTGTTTCTAATTTCATCACGAGCCTGTTGATAGGTCTGCGAGTTGCCGGTAACTGAATCCGGCAGATTGCTAAAGACAAAGGCCTCTGCCTCATCGGCAGTGTAGTCAGTCAACCCCTGTGAAAAGGCGCGACCAAAACCACCCGCATTAGCCTTTTGGTGCGCCTCTTCAGGACTGTTAGCGTCGATGATTACGCTACGGCCATCTTTGGTCACTTCATACTTTTTCATTAATTTATTTCCCTAACTGAAGACCCATCGTCGAAAGTTACTTGGCCGGTCCGGTCAAGCTGCTCTATCAGTGCGCGTTGCTTCTCGGTCATAATGGGTCGGTTAAGTATTTTTTGCCGGTCCACAAAATACTGCTGACGCTGCGTTTCAGATGGTGCACCAAGCTGGAAAAATTGATTCGCCAGTACAGAAAGATCATACTTACGCTGCGCCATTTTTCTTAGTGCGCTATGCGCTATTTGTCTGGTCTCTAGGCTCGCAGAAACAGAGCCAGCACGGCTAAGGATTTGCTCGGCATCGCGGTCTGTTTGTGTGCCCGAGCCGGGAACTCTTAACGCAGGCACCAAAGCAACTAATTGGCTGTTGTATGCGTCTAGCGGGCTGCTGATGCCCTCCGGGACATATTTTTTGAGTGCGTTAGGTAAGACGCCTTTGTCTATTGCTGGGGACAGTAGCTGTAGTGCGGTTACAGTCTCCAGTGTCTGCGTAGCACCCTCACCGCCCTCAAAATCACTTTTAATAAGGGCTAATTGGTTGCCATAGTATCCCTCAAGAAATTTACCCTCTGCCTTTGTCCCCATATTTACGACTGTGCTTGGCGCACCACCAATCCTGCTTATACTCCTGCCATCCGGGCCATCTGTGACGTTGTACATTGCACTAGGGTCATAAACCCCGCCACCAGGCAATGCGTTTAAATTTTCACCAGAAATCTGCGAAACAGACTTCCTGCCTTTGATCTTTTCTTTTGCGTAGGCGTTAAATATCTCTAGATATGCTGTTGGATTTGCCTTGATCGCATCCAAAGCTGCTTTAGCTAATGGGTCTGTTGCTGCTGCTTGTTGGAGTGCACTGATTGTCGCATTAGCCCGACTCTGCACTCTGCGATCTTCTTGCGCTGTCTGTATGGTCTGCGCCGCAGATGCCGCTATGCCCTGGTCAGGGTTTAATCGCATCGAGTTTAGGCCCATCTGTAAGCGCGCCATCTTCTCAGGGTCGTTGCGGAAGTTCTGAATACCTGCGCCCATGCGAGCCAATAGCCCCTGTGGCGGCTGTGCAGCCTGCTGCTGTGGTGCCTGGGGAAAAGCGCCCGAGCCCTTCAGGCGCTCCATCTCTGCCTGCATCGCATCTTGGGTCATAGCCTGTGGGAAAACGCTCAAGCCCTTTAATCGATCCATCTCTGCCTGCATCTCTTCTGGTGTCATTTCTAGCCTCCCATCATCTTCATTATCATCTCAGCCATTTTGGCCTTTTTGTCATCATCCCCGCCGACACCGTCAAGTAGGCCGACTGTGTTTAGACCCGCGCCTGAGACAAACTCTGGACCTATAGCCTGTATAGGCTGACCGCCACGGGTGACATCGCCAACAATTGGGTTGATCGGTGCCATGCCCTGATAGTTGGCAAGTGCCGACTGCATCTGGTCCATCATGCTAGTGTCTGGCATCTCTGGGGGTGCGACTGCAACCTCTGGCTGTGGAATGGTCGGTGTCATGTCCATTCCGGCCATCATGTCCTTGTTGTTCACCATTAGCTGTTCCATCGCCAGCTTACGCATACGCTCTTCAGCGTCCTGATTTGGATCGTACATTTACATCATCCCCGCGCCGAGTGTTAGGTAATCAAACAGACCGGGCTGCTTGCTGGTCGTTGTGGTTTGTGGAACTGGCGACTGACCCAGTGCAGCAGAGATCAAACCAACGTCCTTAAACGGCTGGTTCTGGTACTGGTTGTACTGGTTGCGAGCCGCGTCGATCAGTAGCTGGTTAAGCCCTTGCTTCATGGCTCCGTCTTGTGCCAGGTTACCTGTCAGAGTCTGGCCCATGCCAAAGCCGAGGTTTGCTAAGTTACCGAGCTGGTTTCCTGCAGCAAGGCGCTGCTGTGACCCGGCAAGACCGGCGTTTTGATTAGCCATCTGCGCTGCTTGTCGCTGCTGTGCATTGAACTGTCCTGCCTGATTAAAGGCGTTTTGGTTCGCAAGTGCCGCCGTGTTGGCCGCTTGAGAACCAAACTGTCGCGCCTGGTTAAGTGATGCTTGATTGGCTAAAGACGCTGTATTACGAGCCTGTGCACCAAACTGACTTGCTTGGTTTAGGGCGGCCTGGTTAGCTAGTCGCGCCGTGTTGCTTGCTTGTGCGCCAAACATGTTAGCTTGCTGTTGTTGCTGTGCCGCCTGCCGGGCTGCTTGGTTGGCCGCAGATGCGCCGAATTGTGACGCTTGGTTTGCTGCTGCTGCACTTGCCATTGCCGCTGCATTATCGGCTGATGCGCCAAACTCCGACGCACGATTGCTTGCAGCCGCATTAGCCAGCGCCGCTTGATTAGACGCCGACGACCCAAACTCTGAGGCACGGTTAGCTGCGGCTGCATTAGCAAGGCCTACCTGGTTCTGCGCGCCCGCACTAAACTCAGACGCTCGATTTTGTGCCGCCTGATTGGCCAGACTCGCTTGATTTTGTGCTTGAGCCCCAAACTGTGCAGCTTGATTAGCCGAAGCCTGATTGGCCATTGCCGCCTGCTGCGATAGGTTCGCTGTTAGGCTGTCCGCTTGCAGGTTAGCGCTCTGGTTGGCACGGTCAGCCTGCATGGTGTTGCCGATATCCGTAAGGCCCATCTGCTGGGCGTTATTAAACCCAGACTGTCGCAATGACGCTGCCGTCTTGGCCGCTTGGTCATAGAAGTTGCGGTTATTTTCAGCCTCTCTTAGCGCATGCCTGGAACCGCCGAAGGCCCCTGCCGCTGTAGCGTTAGCGCCAATGTTCTGTGCCTGTATCTGGCGAGCACGGTCTAGATCGGATAGCGTGCTATCTACTACCGCGTCATCGAACTGATTCATATACGACGACAGGTCGGTATCGGCAAGCAATCCAGAGCGGACATCGTTGGCCCCTACCTGTGGCGTAGACCCAACACGCTCTGCACCATAACCAGTACCCGTTGCGTTTGCCGAGCTGTAACCTTGCGCGTTAGCGTCTTCGGCACCGTAACCGCTTGAGCCTGCGTCGCCAGACTGAAAGCCCCTAGCGCCTGTGTCAGTAGACTCATAACCCTGTGAGCCTACGCCCGCTGCATTAAAGCCTCTTCCGAAGTTTGTCGCAGCGTTGTAGCCCTGACCGCTGGAGCCTGCAGCTTGATAGCCCTGACCCGATGTCGCGCTTGGCCCGTACTGCGCAGCACCAACCATGCCCGGACGGTAGTTCATCTCCCTGCGAGCGCCAGCGATAGAGTCGTTTATACCCGCAGCGGCTGTCTGGTTTATGTTTGGCGCACGGCGTACCGTATTGGCCTGTGGCATTATCGCGTTGCCACCCATCATTGGATTTTGTGTTTTCATTACGCCTCTAGCGCCGCCATTTGCCATTATTACTACCTCTTTTTTGAGTTGCGCAACTGTGGTCTAGCGCTCATTTTGGTGTTGTACGTCGGGATGCTTCCAGTCAGGCCGCTCATGTCAAGGCCTTGATTTAAAGCTGGCTGCACTGCTGGGTTGCCTGCTGCAGTGTATAAGGAAGGTGGCAGTTCAAAGCTAGTCGCCTGCTGCATCACTGGACTTGGCATTGGCGGGCTTACAGGTCGCAGATCGTTATGCATTGAGGTTTCATAGGGAAGGCCAATCGGATCAGTAACAGCGAAAGGCCCCTCCGGCATAGGATCGCGGACAGGCACTGGACCGCCCCGCGTTTCAGGAAGTGAAGGAGTAGCCCGAGTGCCCGCATACGGATCATAGTCAACCGGAATGTTGCCAATAGAGCCAATACCGGGGTATGACATTCCCGCGCTCCCTGGAAAAGAAGGGTAGCCGTTGTTGTGTCCACCTGTCCCGGTTATTGGGTCAACGTACAGATCGTCATAGGCCGCGACCTGGCCGGGGCGTGATGCCTTTAGGTCATCAACGGCCATCTGGTACATCGGGAATGACGAATAACCCTGCACACCGTTAAAGTCCTGCGCTTGCGGCATGCCGGCCATCGCATCGAGACCTGGATCAACAAGCCCAAAGGCCGCTGCCGCATCGATATTAGCTTGCATGGCCTGCTGTTGTGGCTGTGTGAACGCGGCCACGTCAGGGCCCATATAAGGCATATACCCAATGTTCTGAGTATCCTCTGCCCGGTTAAGGCTCTTCTTAGATGCATTCTCTAGGTAGGCTGGTATCTCTACCTGTGATGTTTGGCTGCCGCCTTTTCCACCTGACATATTAAATTTCCTTCGTGAGTGTGGTGAACGCCTCTGTCCACCGCTTTTGTTTGAGTACCCTTGCCCAACCCCTACGTCCGGCAATCGTCATGCTTGTGCAGCCCTGTGCCTTTGCGAACTCAACAGCCGACTCATCCATATCGACGATTTGCCCCTTTTCGCCACCCGCAAGAAAGATGTGGAACACCTTCTTTCGAGGAAACACAATAATCTCTGTCACCGCACACCCCTCATCGGCAGGCCAAAACTGCATCCTGCCAGTAATAATTCCCTCAACAATGTCCTCAAAGAGGTGCGTTCCACCCGAATATTCGAGCGCAGCCTCTATCCACGGTCTGCACCGATTAAGCTCGTCAGTAAGGTTCATTTATTGCTTTATTCGGTTGATGGAAACCTGCACCGCAGGTATCGCTGGGATGGGTGATGATGCCGCCGTATTAGGCAGCGTTAGACCCGTGTTAGAGGCCGCGTAGACCACCTTTATGTAGTCACCTGCGGCAACTGAAACAAGGGCCGTATGGGCTATTACATCGTCTCCTGAGACTGCTTTTTTTACAGCGTATCCGTCGGTTCCGTTGACATTGATCCACAGGTATCCGGTGTAGCTGCTGGATGCTGTTGCCTGGGCTGTGACGCTAATGTTGAGCAGCCCTGCGTCTGTGATGTCGATCTTTGTTGCATCTGATCCATTGATCGCAAGACCGTCAGTCGCTGACGACGAGTCAAAGCTGATCGCATAACCTGTATTCGCCTGAGCTGGTGTCTGCGTCGATGTTGCATAGAACTGGCCGCAGCCCCCTCCAAGTAAAACCTGCCGATAAGCGTTTGATGCTGAGATTACGGGATAACCCGATGCGTCAAACAATAAAACACCATCATTCACTGCTGAGTCACCTGCCACGTAATACGCTAACTGAGACCGCGTTGCGGATAGCGCATCAACTAGGCGCCTTGCCCACAACTTCCAGTCAGTGCCAACGGGCTGCGGAATCTGATAGCTCAACGTCGGCCACCCTCAATTACATTTAGCCGCATGTTGCCTGCTCGCCAGTTATTTAACTCACTACCGTTAATGCGCATACGCACCTGGCGGCCTTGAAAACGCGCTCCGGTGGGGTTGCCGAGCGCAAACGGTCCGTGACTGGTCTCGTCACCGTTAGGATAAAAACGTGACTTGAATGTCAGCGTACAATCCCCCTGCGTCTTTTCATCGGGGATAATCTCATTGACCTTTACGATGTTATCGCCAGCGCCCAAGGAGATAGGACCAGACTCTAGGTAAGGTGTAGACGAGTGCGTGTAACCAAACTCGTGGTTGTAGAGGTTTCCTGACGCATCAAACCATAGCGGAGATAAAAAGGCCCCATAATCAACACCAGTGGTACGGGATAGCGTACCGATGTTCCAGTGCCCTTCTTTGTAGTCATAGACAACGTAACGGTCGTTTTCTTGGCTGTCACCCGAAGGATAAAACCACCAAATCTCTCCGAACTGTGAGTTGTGTATTGCACAGGCCTTAGATCGCTGTGCTATGTTTATATCAGTGAAGACATAGTCCAATACATCGCACTTCATCTCTTGGACAGAGGCGCCGTTAAACTGGAAGAACCCTGCGGTTCCCATCCAAAATGCACCCTCATCGACTGCCACCACGGCCTGACGCGAGACTATGCCGCAGCTGCTTCCGACGCGGCTGAAAGAATACACAAAAGGAGGCCCTGCGTAGGTCGCACTGTGTGCGTCCAGCGTAGTCAGTATCAGTGACGACCCCTTAACACGGACACCGCACATTATTTCGCCTGTGGTTTGCAGCTCTATGTCACCGGCCTGATTGGTTGTAGCGGGCGTCCATAGGTTGCTGTTTTCACGGTCAGACCAAGAAATCTTTTGCGGATTGCCGCCTGACCCCAGGGCAAACACAAAGCGCTCATCGGTCACCATAGTGGCCTTGTTGCCTGTCGGTGCGTTGCTCAGTAACGCCGCCGCCGTAGAGCCATCTAGTTGCCACTCATAGATCTTGCCGTCACTCGACGAGCAAGCAATAAGGTACTGACCAAAAGTATCTAAGGACCAGGTAGTTACGTGCTCTGGCACCGTGCTGTCCCTGGTGGTCCCGTAGGCATCGTTACCGTAGGTCTGCCCACCAAAGCCATAGTTCACGTCAGCGTCAGCGCTTCCAGCGGTTAGCCCTACCGGCGTTATGTCCGATACCGTAGAGCCCTGATTTAGAGCGTACAGCTTGTTGTAGGTACCAACAGCGATGTGTGCGTCGTCCGAGTGATCCTTCCACGCGACAGCGCCCCTTGGAGCAGCAGCAGTAGCGGATGCCTTACGGGTTGTCCACCCGCCAATAGGTCTTACCGAACCGTTCTGCCAGCGTATAAAGTTGCCATCTCTCCAACGTCCAGACGAGTCTAACTCTGTCCCGTGGTTGTAGATACCAGCAGGGAGTTCAAGGGCTAAAAGCGCCATAAATATTTTCCTTTAACCGCCCATGAAATGCCGTAGGGCGTAGATTGACAGGGCAAGAAACATAGCAAAGCCTAAACCCTTCCAGTCGTCCGGGTCTCTAGGATCAAAATTGCTCATACAGCCCGGTAAGGTATATAACAAAGGATGACAACACGATCAGCGCGGCCCAGAACGCAATGCCCTCTGAAATTGCCTTGGTGCGCTGGTTTTTCTTAGCAACAATTGCCTGCTGCTTTCTGATTTTTTCTTTTGCGTCCTGCTCAGACTTGCTCTTTAGCATTAACATGTCACGCCACACAGCCGGGGGTGTTGCCCGCTTCAGTGCGCGCTCTTGTTTTCGCACTTCCTCGCGGCAGTAGGCGAGCTTGAGCGCCTCTTCCTGCGTAAGCACATGGTCTCCATCCTCAACCTGCTGATCAATCTTGCCGATAGCGTCCTTAGACTCTGATAACTTTCCAAAAACGCCACTAAGACCATCTAGGTTATCCTTACCCTCTTTTAGAGTAGCAATCGTCTCATTCACCGCCTTAATTCCGGAAACGAGGAGAGAGATTTCAGCGAGCATGTTATTTTTCCGAGATTGGACTTACAGTGACAAAGCGTAGAACGGTGACGCATGATGCGATTATGCAGCCAACAACAGCCTGGCCTGCAGGTGAAACTGGCAGAAACCCTACGTAACCCTGAAGGATACTTAGCACGGCCAGGGCAATCGAAAACTGAACGGTCTTCGATTTAAGACTTTTTAAGATTAAGTCCATCACTACGCCTCTTGCTCAGATTCTAGGCTGGCGGTTAGCATCGATATAAATGCATCTTTTCCAACAGTCAGTTGGTCTAAATTAAACTGTGTTGACTTTATTTTTCGGTCTAAGTCAGCGCAGTGATTAACCATCGCCTGTTGTTGTTCGCTTAGGTCTTCAAATTGATATTCAACGTCATTGATCGTGATGGGAGTTGTTTTTTTCTCGCCCATTGTGATGCCCTCTGTTAGTCAGTTATTAAAAAATTTACCAAGGAGTTCCTACAGATACAGCAGGAGCTTTGCTGTCAGCAATCTGTGCAGCGATAGAGTCTTCAAGTGCTGTTACAGCTTCTTCGCCCATGCTGTCCTTGCACCAGCCAATAGCCTGAGCTTCTGTAATGTCTGCATAGGCTGTGTAACCGTCAGCAGAGCTGTCAGGAGTAAAGCCACAAGTGCCGTAGCTGCTGCCTGTGTGTGTGTCTTCGCCCACTACTTCGCTGTCTGATGCTCGCCAGTGTGCTACTACAACACCGTCATCAGTGTTGCGTTCTAGTGTTGAGATTGTCCAAGTTACTGCCATGATTTTATTCCTCTAGTGCCGCTATGCGGGTTGTTAGTGATTCAATTAAAGTTTGTTGCTCTTGTATTGCTTTGACTAAGGTTGGAATCAAGTCTTGGCTTACGGCTTTGTAAGGTTCTTCGCCTTCAGGTGCTTCGTCTTTCCATTCACCAACAAGGTCTGGAAAAACCTCTTCAAACTCTTGAGCAATAAAGCCACGGTCGTCTTTTATGTCAGCACCTTTGCCTTCTTTCCAGTCAAACTTACGAGGTCTGAGTTCCATGACTTTTGACAAGCCATCATCTAAGTCACGGATGTTTTCTTTAAACCTTTGGTCTGATATTGCTTGAATA